AGCGCCATTATCAAAGTTTATAGTCTTTGAGATGCCTGCGTCAACGTGTTCTTGAAAAGCTGATTGCATTAGTACGTGGTCATCAGGAGCAATTTCGGGAGCTGTAATATATACTTCCTTTGCCCAATCAGGAATATTAAACGAATCGTCTGCGTCACTTAATGTCCCACCAGAAGCTAAATGTTCTAATAAAGCTTCAGAGTAAAAAGGTTCTTGTTCCAAATATTTATTTACATAGTGTAAGGTCTTACCTTCTAATATGTTTTGTTTTTTCCACGCCAATGCGAAAGTAGGCTCTATACCACTAGCACAATCGGCAATCATACTAATTGTCCCAGTAGGAGCCACAGTCATTTTGCAGTGGTTTCTATAGTGAATAGGTTCTTCATTTTCATCTACAAACGTTGTTGGGGTCCACGCAGGAAATTCTCCCCGTTGTTCAGCTAACTCAATAGATTGCTCATTAGCCCATTGTGTAATTTTCTCCATAAGACCACTACCAACTTCTCTAGCTTCTTCACTATCGTAAGGAATTTTTAATTGAATTAATAAATCACTAAATCCCATAACGCCTAGACCTATTTTGCGAGTAGCTTTAGTCATAGTTTCAATGTCGTTCGTAGCATACTCATTAGCATCGATAACGTTATCTAAGAAATGCGTAGCGGTTTTAGTTATCTTTTCTAGTTTTTCCCAGTTAATTTTTAATTTCCAGTTTTTAGTTCTAAGATTATGTTGATAAAATCTAGCTAGATTAATAGACCCTAGATTACATGATTCGTTAGGAAGTAGCGGTTGTTCTCCGCATGGGTTAGTTGCAATCATTCTGCCATATTGGTCAGTCACATGATTATCCTCATTAACCCTATCAAGAAATATCATTCCTGGTTCCCCATTTTTCCACGCACCCTGTACTATCTCATCAAATACTTCTCTGGCGTTTAGTTGTCCAGTAACTTGATTCGTATGGGGGTCAATTAAATCATAGTCCATATCATTTTCAACAGCTTTCATCCAATTAGAGTCAACGCCAACTGAAATATTAAAGTTATGAATATCGCCTTCTACTGACTTACAGCGAATAAATTCTAAAATATCTGGATGTCGGATATCCATAACAGCCATATTAGCGCCATCACGCTTACCGCCTTGGGTAATCATGCTTGATACGCTAGATAAGGTCTTTAAAACTTGAATTGGTCCACACGCTATACCATGTGTTGTTTTAATGCGAGCTCCTTTTGGGCGAAGCTCAGATAAAGCAAATCCCGTTCCGCCCCCAAACTTTTGTACCATAGCCATGTCGTTGGCAGTTTGCATAATATCTTTCATTGAATCTTTTAAAGGCAGTACAAAACAAGCAGACATTGTGCCTTGCTCTGTACCAGCATTCATTAATGTAGGACTATTAGGAAGAAAATATAAGTTCCTCATCATAAAATAAAAATCTTTATGAGTTAATTCAACCTCTACTGGTAATGCCCCATACTGTTTATCTACTTTGGCTAAAGCCCAAGCAACTCTGTCAAACAAGCCATTAGCATCTTCAATAGGTTGTGAATTTTCATCTTTTAAATAATATCTATGATTTAAAATAATTTTTGATTGGTCGGACAATTCTTTATGTGTGAAAATTTCCGATGATGGTAAGTTCAATGATAAACGACTAGATACTGTCATAATTTCTCCTCCTAAAATTTACCCTCTATGTCCGCAATATAAACATAGATTACGTTCTTTAACCCAATATGATGGATTACACAAGCTCTCGGAACAAGTCTTATTAGGTGCTTCTGCCCGAATTTGGTCGATACGAGCTATAGTATCTTCGGGCGTTTGTTCTGCCCACGGTTTTCCGTCCCAATTTGTTGAGTCATTATCCTTTAAGGCTGACCCATGTGTCAACACCTTTCCCCACTTCTTCTGTAAATCTGCGCTCGGATTCGACGACTTTTGCTTTGCTGAATCGGGGTCTAAATCTTCAAACCAATCCATAACATTTCCCATAGATTGGACGCTATAAAGACTCGATTCATAAGCAGCTTGTAATGCCATCGCAATAGAAAAGAAAGCATCTCCATGTCCCATAGGGCCTTCAGGAGCCTTTAGTTCATTGTTAACTGACAGTATCTGTTGCCGTTGCCTTTCATCTGCTAATAACTTTAAATTGTCAGAATGTACATACTGTTCAAATACTTGTGCCATTGTGTTTTTAGATTTGCTACTAAACGACATTGAATGCCACACCCCATCTAATCCTCTATCCTCTAATTCACCTCTAGTATTATCTACATAGCCTTTCTGAATATTAAAATTTTCTGCTACTTGATTTAAGTATTCAATTTGGTCAGAATAGTTCCACCCATCTAACCAAGATTGATGAACTTGCTCAACCGCTGAACCTCGTTTTCTAAAAATTACTAAATGTGAAGGGTGACGTTTTTTACCTACGTCAAACCCTGCAAATAATAAATCAGAATCATCGTCGTAATTTGAATACGCTGAGTGATTAACAAGATTAGGGTATTCGCATTTTCTAATATCTTCTTCTTCAAAATACGACATCGTAGTTAAATGTGGAACTAACAAAAATTCTGATGCAAATGATTTAGGTCTAGCTTTTTGTTGTTGCAATAACCATTCTTCCGTATATAGTTCAGGCATTAAAACTCTTCGACCAGGTGCTGGGTCTAAAGCAGGTAATACACGCGCTAAAAATCTATCGTCTGATTGAAGTTTAGTTAGTAGGTCGCCTGGTAACATAGGTGTTCCCAGTACAATACTAGGAACTCCTTTCAATGGAATATACATAGACTCTGTTAAAAAGTGGTCTTCAATTTTATTTATTTGTCCCATATTTAAAGGATTGTCTGGGTCACGAAGTATGTCATCGGCAATCAATGCCCCGTTAACGTGCATACCTCTTTTAAATGAAAAAAGACCCCCATGCGTAATTTCCATTGGATTACCATTTACATAGTATCTAAAAGAATAATCAGCTTTAGGGCTTCTATTAACCATCCATTCTTTAAGTTGTGGGTTACGGTTCACTGTTTTGTTTATTTCTGAAATGTGATATCTAGCCATATGGTCGCTGTAGGATAGGTATAGCACAGAACAGTCCCTGTTGGCTTTTAAGAGCCTCCAAACGCTAAAGGCATGTCCGAGTAGGGTAGACTTAAAATGGAAGCGTGGGAGAATAGCAACATAGTTTAACCCTTCTTCAAGGCACTTTTCAATGTCTTCTGCTACAACCCCAACGTGCCATGCTTGAAAATATTCTGGATGGTCAAAAGATTGGCTCCAAACATCCCGCAAAAACTCCCAAAAGCTACCAACCTTAATCGCTTGGCGTGCTTCTAGTCCTTGTGCTAATTTAGCAAAAGCATCGTCGAATGTAGTTGAATTTTGTTTATTCGTCATTGTTTGTTTGTACCAATGCTTTTAATTTTAATGCTACTCTATTTAAAGTATCAGGGTCTTGAATTTCATCAATTAATACGGACATAACATCTTGTATAAATTGAAGATTAATCATACCTTCCATTACAACTCTTTCGCCCTTAATCCCTAAATCAAGAGCTTTAGCTGCATCCGATGCTCTATCAAACATCTGAGTATTTAATTCTGCTGAAGCCTTACGCCGTAAATTTTCATAACTTGCTAAATGTTCTTCTTGTAATCTAGCATATCGTTGCGTCTCAGATTCAGCAACTTTAGCTACTGCCTCCGTTCGAGAAACTGCTCTAGTCTCGCCCCATTTATATTGCGTTGCCCATGCATATATAGTAGAAGGTTTAACAACAGTGTTAAACGTATCACTTACTTTTTCGGCTATGTCTTTAGCGGGCTTACCCTCTAAAAATAATTCCATAGCTTTTGTTTTTACTTCTTGCGCTATTCGCTTTGGCATACTGTATCCTATTGATAAAACGTATTTGAATCCATAGCTCCATATCCAGCATCAGAAACATGTTGTGAATCGATGTTCCCACCTAACGGAGTACCATCAGAATTCAAAAATCTTGTAAAGTCTATATGACCAGCTGTTTTATTCGAAGCTGAAAAACAGAAAGGCACTTTTGCCGTGCTGTATTGCGTATTAACTTCTTGAAACTTAATTGAAATTTCATCTTTGGTACATACATTAACCCAAATATGTTCTTGCTCTCCTATAGGTTTATATGTTTTATTCTTCATAATAGAACTGCTAGTTCGTTGTAAGTCATCTATCTCTTGATTGTATTTACAATCCGTAAACTTACACCAAATAACCGTGCCATATTTAGCTTTAACATCCTCTATAGTTGGCAAATCTTTTGGAAATGTATCTTCATACTTCCGTATTTTCTTTTTAGCTGGTCCTATAAATGCTTGTCTAATCTCTGGGCCTACTTTTTGTAGCCCACCTTTTCCCATCATAGTCTATACTCCTTATGATTCAATTTCTGGTAACTCATCTTTAATTCTCCTTTTTATCCATAAAGCTATGCAAGAGGCATCACACCAATCTTGCTCAGAAAAAATATCCCCCCACTTATCAATAGTAAATTCTTTGATAGCCTGTTTGTTTAGGTTACCTTTACCTAAAATGTATTTTTTCCAATGCCGATTATCAACTGGTATACATTCTATATTATATTGGTCACATAGAATGCGAACTCCCTGAACCACTCCTGAAATTTCCATAGTTGATTTCGGATTTTGAATGAAAATAGCAGCCTCTACAGCTGCTTTGGTATCTACTTTTATTTTACTCAAATCTTTGGTAAATTTTCGTGTAATTTCAAGAATTCTTATAGAAAAATCTTTTGTAGTACTCGACCATTTTCCTTGGGCTATAACTGTTTCAAAGTCGTCTACTAAAACCGCGTGAACTGCTTTAGATGAACAGTCAATCCCCATGTATACAACTGAAGGAAAGTTTTCAAAAATCTGCCAACCGTCTTCATTCTTTACCAAACTCTTCCTCTACTATTTCGTTCATGTCTAATACACAATTACGTAAATCAGTCATGCATTTTCTTAAAGTATCAATATCTTGATATAAAACTGCATATCTTAAACCGCGAAGAACTATTTCCGATTTATTCGCAACATCTAATAATTCGTGGCTATCTAAAGTTTTAAATCTTTTAGCCATTAAAGCCTCCTTTGGAAACCTCGCGCCCAAGGCTTCTAAGAGTTACTACTCTGCTAATTGCGTCGTAGGCAGCTTTATATGCATTTAGTAAACCGCTTACTTTTGTATGGATAGCCTGTTGTTCAATAATTTCTTGTCGTAATTGTTTTAAACTTGAATAGGTATCAAAGGCTGCCCCACGAACTTCTTCTCTAGTTAATTTCTTTTTACCTAAAGTTTCGCGCTCATCAGCTAATCTATAAATAGCCGTGGCATATGCTTCATCAAACGCTGCTTCTATTGCACCTTTTTTCGACGTAATATCTGCTAACTGATATTCTAAATAAGCTCTATAGCCACCATACATAGTTAAAAACTCTTCTAATTTTCGATTGTCCGAGTTCATTAAATTAGTAAAATCTAACCCATATTCTTTAGTCACATCTTTACTGAATGGTGGGACATTTAAATTTTGGACAAAATCGTCTGCATCTGATAATGCCTTAAAAGGCGTCCATTTAGGATTATTGTTTTCTAAACTAATCATCTATTTCTCGCTTACATGCGCAATAACGATTTCCTGTGCACTCTGTAGGCTGAGAACGTAAATTCATAATTTTCACACATCTATCAACTATTTCGTCCCAAATATCTGGGTTTTTTGTAGCCATAAATGCTTTAATTTTTTGGTCATTTTTATTTTCATAAAGCACAATACCATGCTCATAACCAGACATATTTAAATAAATCTGTAATTGAATAGTATGTTCAGGTTTAGGTTCATTTAAGAGCGCAAATCCTTTATGGTTAATGGACTTCAACTCTACAATCGACGCACCATGTTGGGGGTGCTGAATCAAAAAATCTAATCTGCCCGAAATAGGGGGCATAGTAGACTTTAATTGAGACTCTGTACCTAATAAAATTTTCATTTTCTCAAAGTATTTTTCGTATCTGTAGCCTAAATAGTCTCCACAATCAAAAATTCTCCGCGACACCGCAGAAATTTCTTCTTGTTGTACTAGACCATTATAACAATTATATAAATATCTATCGCATTCACTACCTAAGGCAGAAGGGTAAAAAACGCCTTTGCGCGCTGGCGAAGGCATACGTTTTAATGTATTATCAATAGTTTTTAATAACCATTTATCTTGCGTGTCCTTTGCCTGTTTACGCCTATTTATAATTTGTTCAATGCCCGCCATAACTCTTCTTCAATGCGTTTTTTAGTGTCTGCCCGAATATGGAAAATATATTCAATTGATGAATTTTCCATTAACTCTATATCACGCTGCGTATCTCGTTTTTTTAAATGCCCATAAACTCCGTCAGCTTCTATTACTAATTTTAATTCTGGTATCCAAAAATCTACCCTATACCGACTAAAATGGGTTTGCTGTTCATATCTAAACCCTAACTCAGATAAACATTCTGCAATTAAATTTTCTTGTGCCGTATATTCTGTAGGATGAATATTCATAAAATTTCAGATTTTAAAAGTTCTATTTTTTCTGGGGTATCAATAAAAATTTGTTTTAATCCATTCAACCCCATTGCTTTATCATCTTTATAAGTATACCAAGCTCCAGCTCTTGTAATCAAGCCTCTATCTAATCCCTCACGTATAAAACTTTCTAGTATATCTATTCCACCCGAAACTCTAAAGGGCACTATAGCATTACTCCAGTTTTCTCCACCAACTTTTGTTTTACGTAATCGAACTTCCATGTCAAACCCAACACGTTGTTTGTTTTCTTCTATCCAACCACTTCGCCTTACTTGTAGAAGAAAATGCGAAAAGAATGTTTGAGCTAATCCACCAGGCATATTGTCTATTGCGACAGGTCCTAAACTAGAACGGACTTGATTAATTGCCACAAATGCTGAACCATTTTTTAAATTTGGTAATAATTTAGGAAGTGCTGAATTAATAAATCGTGCTTGCCATGCCATTGGATTATAACTAAATTCTTCTTCTGCTACAGTCGTAGGAACTAAACCTGCTATACTATCTAAAACAATTACATCAACGCCTGCAATCATCATTTCTCTAACAGTCTCTAATGCTTCTTCGCCATTAGTAGGTTGGGCGACTAAAATTTTCTCCGAATCTACCCCACACTTTGCAACCCATTCCGAATCCCAAGATAATTCTGTGTCTACCCAACCAGCGGTTCCACCTTGTTTTTGCGCATTTGCGCATATCTGACTTGCTAAATAGCTTTTCCCGACGTTTGTAGGGCCATAGAGCAGTGTCATACGTTTTTTAGGTATACCACCACCAGTAAGAGTATCTAAGGCAGGTATTCCAAACGGAATCCTATCATACGCAAATGAAGTGTTATTTCCCCTAAATAAATTTAAATTTTTATTAGCTAGGAGCTGTTGAATAACTTGTTCAGCATTATCTTTCATTACGCCTCATTTAACATATTATCAACTTGTGTATCTACTTTTGTTTTTACAATCTCAAAAACTTTATCCATAGTATCTTGCGCTTCCGTTAATTGAACATCAATAGGTAGTCCTGTATCAATATCATTTATATTTACGTCTATTCGTCCGTATTGGTTTAAATCTAAATCACCAATTCTAAATGTGAATCCTACATGTGCGCTAACTTTTGCCATTATTATCTCCTATATATTTATCTATTTGTATTTTATTACACATTAGGTAAATTGTCAACCCTAAATATCCCAATCAATGTAATCGGTAATATCATCAGTTGTTTGTGCTACCCAATCTGCTATATCTTTTTTATTTGCCCACGAAGGGGTACAAATTTCTTGGTCTACAAATAACGGTATATTTAAACTATTTGTTTGCATTAAATCTACTATAGGCTCAATAATAGTACTCATTTCCGAATCGTGTATTTCAAAAATAATTTCGTCATGTACTTGCAATAACATACGACTTTTTTTATCTGCTAAAAATTCTGAAATAGCTACAAGTCTTTCATTTAAAATATCAGCACTTGTACCTTGCACCAAATAATTAACACCTTTATAACTATAATCCGCTAAAACTTTATATATTCGCCCATAGCGGTTTTTAATCCATCCGCGTTCTTCTACAGCGTTTTCCACACCTTTTATAAACTCTCGCGCGCCAACAATACTATTTAAATATTGCTTCTTGTATCGCGAAGCATTTGGAATAGTAGTTTGCATCTGTTTTGCTAATAAGGGATTCCCAATACCGTACATAATTCCAAATGTTATACTCTTTGCCATTTGTCTATATTCTTTAAAATCGGGGTGGTCTTCTTCCATATTAAACGCCATTTTAGCCGTTTCACTATGAAAATCCACATCCGTTCTATTTAACAACTCACGCATTTCAGGGTTATTTAAATAACTTAAAAATACTCTTACTTCCATTTGCGAATAGTCAAAACTAACAAACTGATATTCAGGACGAGGAATAAATAAACGCCTCATTGCAACTTGAGTAGGGTCGTCTTCGTTATAAGCCCCCTCACCTTTAAAGCCCCATTCCTCATTAGACATTGAACCTATATCATCTAAGTCTAAACTTTCTAATTTAAAATGCGCCCGTGGAATATTTTGTAAATTAGGTTCGCGAGATGACAAGCGTCCCGTAACTGTGCCCCAATTACAAAACGACGTATGTAATACAGGTTTGTCTAAATAAGGCTTTAAATAAGTAGACGCTAATTTATATAAAGCTCTGTATTGACGCACCAACACTGCTAAAGGATGGTCAATTTTAGTTAACGCCTCTTCATTCCAAGATTCTCCGCCCTTTTTAGTCGAAACCTCAGAATAAATATTAAAACTATGAAAAACTTCCCCAAGTTCCGCAACACTTCGAATATTAAATTCTTTACCTGCAACACTATAAATTTTTTGGGCAACTTTATCTTGTTGGGCTTTCACTTTTTCAATAGACTTTTCAGCGTATTCGATATCAATCTGTACCCCCTCGGTTTCCATATCATATAAAACTTTAGTTAAAGCATATTCTAACTGCAAGACATCTTCTTGGTTTGACTTAATAATCTTTTCTAAACAATCCTTATACAGTTTGTATGTATAATAAACATCTTTTTCACAATATGGACCTATAAGTTCAACAGAGCCTAAAGAATAATTCCCACTAACTACTTTTGCTTTTCTTAACGCTTTTTTTGTATCAATATCATACTGCGCCTCTGCGTCGCCATATAATCTTTTTATTGTTTTTGTTAACCCTAATTCTCGAATTTCTGTGTGCGCTGTAAGGCGAACTAATAACATTACATCAATTAAAGTTTTATCTCGTAAATCTAACCCATCTTTTTCTAAAAACCGTAAATCAAATTTAATGTTATATCCCATTAATTCTGTTCTACAACTCATAGACGTTAACAAGTCATCTAAGTATTCTATAGGTAGGTTAACACCTGTTTGGTGCCTAAAAGGAAAATAAAAAGTTTTAATATTAGGGCTATTAGGTAAACTTACGGCTACCCCCACACCGCACAGTTCATGTCCTTTCTCAACGTCTAGTCCGCTAGTTTCGACATCAACCGACCATGTGGGGTATTGAATTAGTTCATCTATAACTTCTTCATATAATTTTTCAGTAACCACTAACATGTTTAAAACAATAAATCGTTAGTTTCGCCTATGCTAACCTCTGCACCAACTGTACTATACCCATTATTACCGTTTAGCGACGGTTGGTACGCTGTGCTATATCTCTCCAATAAATATTCCATTATTGAAGGTAATACGTTTTCTGGCTCTACTTCGGCACGTTGTTTTGCAGTACTTTGTATATTATAAGAAGTTTCTAAGCCTGCCCCAATTCGTGAAACTCTAATAACGCCTTTAGACAAATCGCCACCTAAATCGTTAAACGCTTCTATTAATTGGTTAAACACAGAATCAGCTCTTCCGAATCCCAAGGAAATAACCTTAAAATCATTTACAGTTTCTCGGTATCGTGTGCCATTAGCTGCGCTTTCCACAGGTTCCCATCCATTCTCGCGACCCCTGTCGGTTAAATCCTTATGAATAATCTCCGTTACATATCCCCAAAACGCAAATTTTCGTCTAGGTCGAATAGGGTTATCAAAACCATCTACATCTGGAACAGCGCTATTATCGACGTCTGGGTGTGCTAATAAATTAGTAAAACGTGGAGCATTAGCGGTATTTACATTCCATGTATATAAATAATACTCGTCTAAATATCCTGTTTCATCGTCTACATCGTCTTTGCCTGTACACCAAGGTTGTACAAACACTTGGTCACCGTCCCGTAAATATATTTCTTGGTTGGGCGTGCTAGACTGTTGGCTAATCCTTTCTTCTTGTTCTTGTCTTCGGTTCCTTATTCTATTAATTCCGGGCATTGTATGCCTCCTTTATTAAATTTGTTACCAAGTATATCTGTTGCTAAGTATGCTGTCAAGTATCAATTTATTTCTAATATCCTGTACGTCTTTATATTCTTGTGGTATTTTCACATAAGTCGTAGGAGCAATCTGTTTTAATTGCTGTAAAGCACGTCGTTTGCCAATTTCCCCAGCTTCATCATTATCTAAACATAAAACAAATTCTTTTGTAGGTAACGTTTTACAAAGCTCAAATTGTTTTTTAGACAAATGGATTCCGAGTAATGCCACAGCTTGATAGCCGTGTTGGTGTAACCACATAGTATCTAGCGAACCTTCTGTTATACATATAAATTCCGAAGGCTCAACTTTATCTGCTCCAAATAATAATTGAGACTTTTTTAACCCCGTGTTATATAAATATTTAGGTAAGGTTGTCTGTCTACGACTTACATATCCAACAACTCTACTGTCATAATTCCGAATAGGAATTATAAAATCATTGTATAAATTTTTCCCACACCCCCACGCAGTTAAAAATTCTTTTGTGAAACCTCGGTCAAAAATCCATTGCGGAAATTGAGCTTCTTGAAAGTTATCTGGTAAAGCTACTGTAGGCAACTCAATATCCTCATTAATATCTACTAATGGTATTCGTGTATTATTGTTTATAGGTATTAAGTACCTCTGTATCTCGGCATCAGTTACATCTAAATATTCTTTTAAAAATATATATAAACTACCTTCACCACAACCTGCAAAACATATCCATACACCTTTATCAGTATTTATCGCGCACGATGCATGACTATCAACATGAAACGGACACTTAATATTAAACTGTGGCTCATCAATTGGAATATCTAAATTTGCTTCAAGTAAACTTTGTACCCAATCAACTGCTGTATTAGTACTCGCTTTCTGATACATAACCTCTTAATTCCTCAATAACTCCATTATTAACATCCCAAGTAAATGTCATGTCTCCTTGAATTAAAGCACCATCACGAATTTTTAAACATCTAATCTTTCTTAATTTTTCATCATAGTCTCCGTTTCTATCATAGGTCTTTGCCATCGAAAATAAATAATCAGCAGCCGAGAGTAAACCGTCTCCAAAAGCTACGGTATTTGCATGTGGGGGCTCAAACTCGTCTTGACTTTCTCTATTTGCTTGCGTTGAAACACAAATCGAAATATTTTCTTGTGTAGCTAAAGTTTTAAATTCATTTGCTAACTCATACGACTTTTCCCATGTATGTTGGTTAGACCGAGAGGTTTGGCTACGAATTAAATAAATTCCATCAACAATTACAAATTCAGGTTTATATCTACGAATTAAACGTTTAATAGACTGAATAGTAATTCCATCTTCCCCACTAATACTATGGCAAATAGACTGCTTTTTTGCATTATTGTTTTGCAAAAATTCAATATATTCCGCTTCATTATCTAAAGGTTGTAAATTAGACAGCGTTGAATGTGGGAACTGGTACCCCAATTTATGCCCCAAAACTGTATCTAATCTAGCGCTTAGTTGTTTCGTAGTCAATTCAGGTGTAACAAATAATGTTTTAGTTCCTGAAAGCGCTGAAGTCGCCGCAATTTCAGTACAAAACCATGTCTTACCTATTCCTGACCGCGCAAAAATTCCTATTAATTCCCCAGGCTTCCATCCACTACCAATTGTTTGTAGAGCGTGAAACGGTGTAGGAATTCCCATAATACCCTTATTAGCTAATAACTTTTCACGGTCAGCTTTATATTCCTCTAATCTACTCAATGTTCCATCATCATATGTAGAAATATCATCGTCAAATTCTAGTTCCACGTTTGACAGTTGCCCCATTAAATCCACTAACCCTTTTTGTGGGTCTGTTAATAGTGCGCCACCCGAATGGTCAATAATTTCTCTTACAGTTCTATACAATAATTGGTTTCTAAACAAATCCTCTATATAATCCCAATCAAAACCTGTAGTATTCGTTTCAATAGTAGGAAATACATCATACATTTCTTGTATGGTAGGAATTTTATGGTATTTATCTGCGTATTCACGAACCCAAGTTAGTGCATCTCCATGGGTACTAAAGTGAGCTGCCCCATACGAAAATGCATTTAATCTTTCGGTAGTTAAATTACATAAAATCGCAGATTCTACGCGTGGGTAATTAGGGGCTTGGAGTTCTTTTCTATACTGCTCTGTCATTCTTACCTCTCTGGTATTTCTGTTAAAATTGACTTGTCCTCCAAAATATAATACGAAAATCCTAACAGTTTATGGGTCTGCTTTAAGGTTTTTGCTTCGTTAATATTTTTTGCTTCGCCAATTTTTACAATTGTTCCGTCTGCTTTATTTACGGCAATTACATCATACACGGTACTGAAATTAGTTGTCAAGGATTTATTTCTAAAAAGCCCACCAATTTTATTATGTAGCCGTTTTCTCATCAAAATCTCGCTTAATTATAAAAGCTTTTATCTTTTTTTGGATTGCATTTCGCGTTTTATAAGCCGAATCTCCTAACCTTTCGGAAATATATTCCATAGTCATGCCTTCTAAACGTAACTCTAAAAATTCAAGCTCTTTATTCGATAAATTAGCCCTCGTAATCATATCCATTAACTCAATGTTATTAACAAATTCTAGTGCCGTTAAATCAGATAATGAATTAGCAATTTCATTTGGTAAAAACCCTTGCGGATTATCGTCAACATCCATTCCATCAATACTATAAGCAATGTTAACATTTTTGGTTTTTTGTGCTTTGGAAATTAACGTACGTAAAGTATTAACCATTACTGTATGTAAATAAGTATGAAATACAACACCTTTAGAATCATCATAATGGTCTGCAGCCTTTAATATAGCAATTCTAAGTTCTTGGGCGATATCATCTCTATCCATACCATTTACAAACGTTGTCTGTAAAAACTTTTGGACTTTGGGTTCCCATTTCTCTAATAAATTATCGTCGATATCCACTATTAACTTATTCCATCCCGTTGCCCCAATCCATAACATTTTTGACTGCAATAAATATGTTTTCTTCCACGGTTGTAACGCTGAATTACATGACTGCGCTGTAATTGGAACTTATGATGGCAGAATGAGCATTCTACATCTACATAATAATATGTTCGTTTACAGTCTCCCGTCGGACAAATTTTCTGGTTACGCGGAGTCGGTATTCCGCAAACCAAACACAACACTATTTTTTTCTTATAGTGCGGTTGTCTATTATTTAATCCTGCGTCTTTTAAGACCTTATAAACATATTGTCGAGATACATCTAATTTACGCCCAATTTCTGAACCCGTCAATAAGGGTTTCTGTTTTCGTAATCTAATAATTTTTTTATCAGTACGCATTACCCGTTTTTAAGTTCATCTATTTCAGCTTTAAGTTCTTTAATAGCTGCTACTAGTGGACCTATTAATTCGGTATATTTAAGAGACCAAAAGGTTTCCTCCGCAACAGACTCATCATTTGTAGGTTCTCCATTTTCGTCTATACGGTCGGTTTCTTCAACGTATAAAGCAATATCTTCGGTATATCCTAAAGCTAACATTTGTGTTTTTACATCTTGTGCAGCAAAACCAAATTCTACGTTAGTTTGCCCAATTTTATTATATTGAATAGGAGTTAAACTAGTAATAATATCTAAACCATTTGTAATATTAACTACATTTTCTTTTTGTCGAATATCAGAAACTTCGCTTAAAGCATTTACTACGCTTCCCTCATACCATGGTAAAGAGCTTGTACCTAATAAATGATGGTGATTAAATGACCCACTATCTCCACTACGGTCAATATCGGGTGTTATATTTCCGTGGAATCTAGTATGAACTAAACTATTAGTGTTACCTCTATTATTTACACATTTAAAGTTTTTGCCTATCCATAATAAGTCCCCTGCGTGATTATCGCCAGCGTCCGTCCCTACTCCCATGCTTAATAAAGTTGTACCGCCAACAGCAAAGTGCATACGATTTCCAGTCGTTGTTTTTTGGAACCACATTCCTGTACGATAATCTTGTTGGAAAGAATATGCTGGTTGCACATTACCTAAATATCTATGTTCATCAACAGTAGTCCCAGAAAGCGTCCCAGGATTATAGCTAGCATTAGCATCATTATCATCAATTTGTTTATGGTCTAAAGCTAATATATTACCAACTGGTAACTCTCTACCAACCAAAATTTCGACGGGTTGGACAGTCACAGTGGCTCCATTAGAATGCGTAGCAGCATGGGTTTCAGTAGTAGCACGAGTGACAGTTAGTACATTAGTCGACGTATTAACCGCCGTAACTTTCAGAATTTCGTTATCTATTTTAATATAGTTTCCAACGGCAATATTCCCATCTGCGACCGAATTAGTTCCAGCTACTGAGGCATTATCACTATGCGATGCTGCACTAGTACTAAGCGAAGCACGCGTAACAGTAAATGTATTCGTATCAGTGTTAATTGCTGTGATAGTCATTTTTTCGCTATCTATTGTTATAACTTGTGATACACTAAAATGAGCCACCGAATCAACTACAACAGAAGTTGTGTCTACACTACCATCAATTGCTCCGTTTAAGTTAGTACTTGGGGTGGCTATCGTAACATCAGTTTCACTAATAGTTAAATCTTCGTCTATGGTAGCAGTATGTCCTGGAAGTCCAGTTGCTTTGTTTGCAGAAAAAGCTCCCCAGCTGTTTAAAGTTACAGTTTCCCCATCGGCATGAACCGTTGCGGTAGTATTATTATACCCTCTAACAACTGTTAAATCGTAATAAGTAGACCCTCCTGAAGATTGTACAGCAACCGCTGTAACTAACATTTGCTCATCTGGTAAGGTGCCACTAACAACTGTTATAATTCCACCAACCCACCGTATATCTGCAGCTACTACACGTATTGTGGTTACATCGGCTGGGAAGGTTACTCCGTCTCCTGAATAAATTGTCCCCGCGGTTTCCGTAGTTGTGGATAAAGTTGGATGGGGGCGTTCTACTTGAACTTGTGTATCGCTTACAACCCTAGCAACCCTTAAAATTTGATGAGTCTGTGTACCACCAGGGTCTCCTTGAAGTATTTGTAAAGTATCGCCTGGGCTTAAAAATTTAGCTACAGCTTCAGTTCGTTCGGTTACACCATCTTCATCATAATCTGCAATAGTTAACACATTATCTGTGGTACTTGTGCCTGGTACATTAGAGCTACTATCATAAAGAAAATTTTCATCTAAATATAAATAGCCCCCCAATTGGGTATGCTCAGCTCTATTAAAAGACCCCGTAATACTAAGGTTCCCATAAATGGTTAATGCATCACTAGTTAGTGACATTTCTCGACTTCCACCAACCGCAAAATCAAGCTCTCCTGCTTGTTCTTGATACATGCCTGTGTCTAAATCAGTACTAAAGGTATAAGTCGGATGTAGAGCAGATTGAGCTGTACCAGTTCCCCATGTGCTTCCATAAAATCTCGGAGCTTGGATAGCTAAATTATTAGCAATTAATCGAGAAGCTACTTGTAAAGTTTCTTTTCCAGAAGTAGTGTCTTTTGGTATTTCTGGATTTCTAGAAGAAGGTGCTCCATCGTTAATAATGAGATTACGTCCTCGTCCTGGGTTATCTCCTGAATTATATGCACTATCTTGGTAATCAACATCATTTTCTGTGTAACCTTGTCTATATATTTCAGTTTCTGTTTGCCCAAAAACGCTAGGAACCCAAGTAGTAACTGCCGTATTATCCGCATGCGTAGCCGCTGAAGTGCCTTCTCGTTCTCGCGTAACTGTTAAAGTATTACCACTAATTGCAGTAATTAACATTACTTCAGCATCTATTAAAATATATTGCCCGACTAAAAATCCCGTGGTGCTATCTACATCAACGCCTGTCTCGCTAGCATCTAAAGCTTCATTTAATTGCGTAGCAGTTCTAGTTTCACTTAAAATAGCATTAATGTTATGATGAAATTTAAGTGGTACATTAGGCGTAATACGTGTTTCATTATGCCCTTGATAGCCTTGTACATTGGCATTATCGTTATATGTAACGGCAGTAGTGCCATTAAAACCTCGCGTAACAGCTAATGTAGTGCTATTAGTTACAGTATCAATTCTTATTTGTTCGTGTACATCTGGGTCTGAACCATAAGTACTTGTACCCGACGTCGAAATTCTAATAATATCGCCTGCTAGAAAACCAGTGGTAGAATCAACTACTAATGAGGTATCACCCGTTGCTACGTTACCAGCCATATTTATTAAAGTTGTTTTTTGACTAGGTACAGCATATGATGTACCAGTTGTAGCTATCTGAGTAGTATTTTCGGGTTTTTGACTATCCCCAACTGTAATTCTAGGTATGCCCATATTATCCATAGAAACAGCTTTTACTTGCGTTCCTGAGCTGTTAGTGAATAATTGAACACCTGCTGAATTAACAGTTAATAGTTGATTGGTAGCCCCACCTGCAGCACTAATAGAAAATCCTTGTTCCCCATCAATTGCCCCAACATTATTGGTTAATTCTAATATGGCTCTCCCTTCATAATCAGGGGTACCACCATTTAAAGTTGTGCTATCGTCAGCAGATAACGAAACATTAGTTTTTGCGCGTCCTAATATAATATCGCCTCGAGGGTCCGCAATATCCGTGTATAAAGTATCAGTACCTGCACTTCTAGCATTTGCTACTATTTGTAATGATTGATGGTCATTAGTTAAGTTGGTTAAATCTTGTTCGGCTAATGGTCGCACAAAAAGAGTATGCCATTGATTAGCCGTATTACCACTACCACTAATATCATAATTACCTGTTTTTAATAGGTAACTTTTACCATCAGGATGGGTTACAAGCGTTACAACCGAGCCTCCGTCATTAGCTACAATTTTTACTGTCTTATAGTTATCAGAAGCTGTACTACTATGACCTGCCTCAATTGTTCCGTTTGAAATTGACCAATACGTTCCTCCAGATAGTTGGCTAGTTGGAAAATCTACATCTATTGTTTTAGTCGAAGGAAGAGTAACTGGTATACCTACATCATTTATATCTAATCCATAACCTTCTATAAACGTGGTTATTATGCCATTATTTAATTCATACATATAACCAGATACTAAAATTTTATAATCTTTGCCCCACAAATTATTTTTTACATGCATTACATGTCCTGGTTGTATAGGAAGTAGTATTGCAATAGGATTACTTGCATCTAAAGCAGTCCCGTCGCTTGTATCTGTAGCAGATGCTCCATAGGTTACAGTACTTGACGTTACAGCCGAAATATAAGCATATCTAGTAATAGCCCCAGTTGTAGCATTTAATTCACATACAACCATCCCTACTTTTGTACCATACGTAAGGGGATTATTAGCTGGCGCAGTATAATCCGCTGGCGTAAAAGCACTATTACCAATAACTGCTACATTATCATTATGTGACGCTGCAGTTGTTTTATTAACGCCTCTAGTTACCGTAAACGTATTTGAATTAATAGCTGTAATTTGCATCTGCTCATGGTCACAAACAATAATATCATTAACACTAAAACCAGAAGCTGAATCAACTATTAATTCTGTAGCACTAGCATTAATATTACCTGCCATATTAATCTGCGTAGTTGCAGTTGGGGATGTAGCAAAAGTTAACACATTACTACTACGCGATACATTAGCGGCTGCAGATTCAAGTTGAACATAAGGCAAACGCAATATATTAAAACGTGTTTTTGTAATTGTCCCCGATGAAGTTGTATCTAATATATTTAAAATTTCATGGCGAATAGCATCACGAGCAACATTTAAATTAGTTTTTAAACGGTACGGTTTTGTGTAGGACAGTTTATTTTTTCTCCGTGCTGTACTTGGAGTGAAGTCTAAATAAACACCAGTAACTGCCGTATTGTCGCTATGGCTAGCTGGAGTTGTCCCATTATATCCACGCGTTACAGTTAATGTATTACTACTACGCGCAGTAATAAGCATTTGTTCTGATTCGCAATTAATAATTTGATTTATAGCAAACACACTAGCATCATCGACATCTACAGCAGTTTCGCTAGTATCTAACGCTTCATTTAATTGGGTAGCTGCCGTTGAAGATGCAGCAACTCCTGCAGTTAAAAAAAATCTAGTACTACTAGAAGAACTTGGAAACGGGTCAAAATCTTGTCCCGATTCATTTGTAAACTGGAAAGTAGTTGGTTCATCATAAATATTACCCAATAATACATATTGAGAAGAACCAGTACCACTTTGATACTGAAGTGTAGCACATGGATTAACCACAGTTCCAGTTACTGTAGCATCATCACTATGGCTTGCCTCACTAGTACTACTAGATGCTCTTGTTACCGTAAAAGTATTAGTACTAGTATTAATAGCGGTAATAGTCATTTTTTCACTATCTACAGTTATAATTTGTCCTACGACAAAATCAGTAACTGAATCAACTACCACTGAAGTCACACTATCATTTATAGCTCCATTTAACGCCGTTGTGGGATTAGCTCTATATAAAAGTAACGGATTAGTAGATTCCGCATCTTTGTCTGAGCCTGTTGGGGCAGTGTATTTAATATACGTTAAACGTTTTCCAGACCAATCTATATTTCCTACTATAGTTGCAGGTAAAAGTTCAAAAGTAGCAGTATTTTCAAATTGAGTATTTGTTCCTGAATCTGAAACCGCAGTTTCTGTATAATGTACAATAGCAGATGTGTATAATACGGATGTAGTAGAATCAAATTCACAATCTTGTAGCATTGCCCGTTTATAATTTGTTTCTCCAGTCCATCCCTCTGATGGAAATTCAACGGTTAACCCATACTTACTAGGGTCTGCAGCTGTACTTCCCCCAACTCCTGGACGGGTTCCTCTTAAAAAATAATTAAAATCCACATTAGGATTATGCGTACTAACTAAACTTGTAATATTTGGGTCTATATGAAAATCGTACCCAAAATGTTTATTATCTGTAGAACTGTGAGGTTCAGCCATAGCTAACGTATGAATCGTACGTAATAATTGTCCTTTGCCTGATTTAGTAATATCTAACGCATCTTTATGCGCTGAAGTCGTGTCTCCAGTTGCTCGTTCATTAGCTGTAAATGCAACTTGTGATGCTTCAAATTTAGATGTATCATCGGTATCAAAATTGTCTGATACTGCGTCTAAGATTTTTTGAATTACTCCGCTTCGTTTTGTTGTATCAGGTGTTTGACCACTACTCTCAATATCAATAGTTTTTAAAGCTGAGGGAACGTGGTCTAACGGATAGTCGGATAACTCCGACAAAACTTCTCTTAATAATAATCTAATAGTACTTCCTTGGTCTAAACTATATTGATTTTGCGACTCAAGAACTCTACCCCGAAACAGCATTATCCCAGTGTCTTCATCACTTACACGACAATCTAATAACTCGGTAAACACTCCTGATAATTTGCCTTGTGAAGTATTCGATGCGGTTATATCCGTTGTTGTAGACATATAGGATTGTGAAGGATTAGATAAAATTAATTCGCAAACCGCTGCTGCATCAATTATTTTATTAATTGTTGCTTTCGCAACCGCATTTGAGCCCCCATGCGTTAATGCTTGTACCCAATTAGTTCCATCAAAATAATCAAGTCTAATATTTAATTCGACCATTAGATGCCACTAATCCCTGTTGTATCTGCCCGAGCTAAAGAAACTAACTGCATCTGAAATTCCCATCGGTCTTCTTGGGAAGCAACCTGATTAAATCGACAAGCTTGTATACTACATTTATATAAAGCCCCCCCAGTTTCTGAATTAGTTCCTGAAACTGTAGATGTCGGAGTGCTTGCACCATTTGTATCAGCTGCAATATTATACCTAGGAAAATTTGCATCTCCAAATTCTACTTCAAGTTTAACGCTAGCATTATAAATCCATGTATATAAGGCTTCTTCTAATTTATTTTTATAAGGAACATAGTATGTTTGGGTCACATCTGTGTAATTGCTTGTGCTTGCCCAATATTTTCTAGTAATTGACATGCTTTCCATATTTTCAAAACCACTTGTAGTTGTGCTGGCTGTTCCAACATTATCAACAATCCCTGAAATAGAAAGAGCGGGTCTAAATTGCCCTAAATCCATTATATTTGGATTGCTCCCTGGTATTGCAAATTGAACTGGACTACGCGCAACATTAATTGCTATAGTATCTGCTTTTAAAGCATATCTTATATATGTTGTACTAGTTGCATTATTATCGTGGGCGCAATTTCTTAAAAGTACTGCTAATGTCATATTTTCTCCTATCTATACGGTGATAAAAACGGGTTATGTCCAGATGAGCCTTGACCCAAGAACCCATACGGAGAATCTTCTCCGAAAACGTCAGCTCCTAGCATTTCGGTACTTCCGTCTCTTATTTGATAATTATAATTTAATTGTTGGTTAGAAGCGTGAGCTTGCTGTACTGTAGGTGTTACACGAGCGCTAGAAGTATTATTAGTATTAAAGTTCATAGTTATACTAGGAGCATGCAACATTGGGTGACCTTGGTTGGCATTTAGTGGCGTTAGCCCACTCATTGTGTCGCTAAAAAGTCCCCTTACTTGGTCAAAAAATCCTGTTTGGGGAGAAACTCCAAGCCCTAAATCACCGGGTTTTCCAAACAAAAAATCTTTAGTGCCCCCAAACCCTGGAAAATTTATATCTTTTAGTTTTGGTTTTAAACCTAGCAACTTACTCCAAAATAGTCTCATTCCGTTATCTATTGCCGTCTCTATAGCTTCAGGTAAGTAATTTAAATTTTTACCTATGTCTTCAGAAAATACACTTACTAATTGACCTACCAACTCTATTAACAATGGAAATTTTTCACTAATTTCCCCCCAAATATGTGAAAGATTTTCCCCCATAATCTTTAACGGTCCGTATGCATAATACAGCCACATGTCTTCAATGTCTTGAGGTAAAGCCAATAGTTTGTCAACTACTTGTGTGACACATTCTCTTATTGTTTTTAATATAGGAAATTTGTCTTCCAAATAAAGATAAGCTGCTTCAAATTGTTCCCATAACCACTCAACAACAGGGGTCATAGCTTCTTCTATAGCAGGAATTGCATGGTTAAAAAAATCTTGTGCTGATTTACCCAGCCAATTCCATAAATCTGCCCATCCTGTCTCATCACCATTAAAGATTTTATTTAATGCATCTACTGCAGGGGCAAAATATTCTTTAATCTTAGGAATGGATTCATCTGCTATTTTTTGTGCCCATGCAGCTACTTTAGGTATCATTTTTGCCATTAATTGTAATGCTGGAACAATTATTGGCTCGATAAATGGTGCTAAAATTACATCAACTAAAGCTCCCATTAACTGAAAAATAGACCCAATTGTACTAGTAAAAACTTGTGACTGCTTTAAAATAGCACTAAGGGATATTGTTACACCAAGGGTTTTAGCTAAACTAACTTTTCGTTGTTTTTCCGCTTCTTTAGCATATTCAGTTTGTTGTTTAATTTGTTTGCGTGTTTCTTTATCAGCGCGCCCTATCGACCCACCAGTATCATCTGTTATTACGTGGTCAACTCTATAATTTGATGTCATACTATTTACCTATTATTTGCAATTCTTTGTTGTCGGTCTTGTTCATCTTTAATACGTTGTTTTTGTGCCATTTCCCAACCCAAAATTATCGCGATTTCATTTTCTGACAATCCAATAATAACCTCATATGGAATTCCTAATGCTAATAAACTTATTATGGTTCCCCAATACTCAAAAATTAGTCTTTCTTCTGGTAATATATCACCAACCCCTGCAAGAAAGACCATTATTCTTTTTTTGCGGTATCTATATCAAACTCATCTTCATTAGCGCCAAAAGCTTTTGGTACCAATGATTCTAAAGCAGCTCCTAAACGACTATCTATAGAAATTAAAAAACTTTCCGTTGTTTTACCCCATGGCGCATCTACAATCATTTCTCTTAAACAAGAACGTACATACTCCGCACTTTGAAAAGCGGTATTACCTTCATTGTCCCATTTAAGATGCTCAGAAAGAAGTTTATTTTTACGCGCCCAGCTCAACGGTTTTATAGTAACCTCAAACGTGTCGCCTGTTTCTTCAATAGTAACAGTCTCTACTCTGGAGCTGTCTGTAATTTGGTATTTAGATACGTCAAATGAAGACGCACCTTTAGTTCGACTAGTTGTAGCCATCTGTCCTCCGCTATATTCAATTTTTCTATTGGCTTATGGGTAATAATGCTCTGAATCTACTACGTCTATCTTCAAATTACGGAAAAGAATGTCTGCATCAACTTGGAATGGGTTTTCTCCCCCAAAATCATGTTGCGCGCTTCGTATGAAAGCTCCTTGGTTATTGCCCCCCGTACCTGCACTGCCGTCATCTGGAATTGTAATTGTAATAGTATCGTTAGTTCCTCGTGTAAAGGTTAACGTTATATTAAAACCAGCTTTTCCAGAACCATAGTCACCTTCTAGTAACATTTCAGTAAATAATGTTCTTGCAGCATCACTAGCTGAAGTTAGTGCATCGGGTAATGCAATGGTTGCCGTCATCGAATATTCTCTTCGATTTTCTTTTGTCTCTACGGGACCCTTACGGCGTCCCAGTTGCTTTTGTATGTAATATCTAGGCTCTTCACCATTAGAAATACTAAGAGTAAAGTTTCTAAGCCTAGCAATGGTTTGACCAAACATAGTTACTTCTCCCTGAGAAAAGTAATATGGGTCAGTTGTTGGGAAATTCACATCACCACTATCAATTTTTTGCATCAAAGAATAAAAAGGATGGTTGGTGCTACTTGAAAATCCTGTGTTATATTGTTGATTTGTTATCATGCCTAAAAATTGTACGCCATCCCAAGACATTGTAACTAATCCACCCTCTTCCGCAGAAATAGAGGCACTTCCTACTTTGCCTCCATAATACCTTCTATCAAAATCTTTATCAGCGTCTTCGTCGGAAGCTCTCATGTGGGCGTGCCATGATACCGAATCTAAATCTACAGTTTCAGTAATCGCATGAGTATAATACGCTCCAGAAGAAACTTCATTAACAACGGCATTATCCGCATGGTCAAATTGTAATGGGTAATCTAATTCAAATGTATCACTGCTATCAGATAAAATTTTTCGCACTTCAGACTTTGTTCCATCAGCTTCAACAATTTGGATATATTCATCAGCTTGTAAATTAGCTACGTTAGCGCCATCACATGTAATATGTACATCACCTTTTTTAGCAGCGCCATTAAGTAAAATAGTATCACTTGCTACAGATGAAGGTGTGGTGGTTACTTGCCCAATTGGAAACCTTAATGCTTTACCATTTAAAAGTACAAATCCACCAATAGACCCTACATAACTTTGAGAACCGCTATATGCAGCATAAAAATTTCTTTTTGACGCGGTTCCTAGAAAATATCTTCCTTCAATTGTAGGTGACATATCGGGTAAGTCTACGGTTTCATAAACGCCTGGAATAAGGTCAATATATTTATCTTTATCTGTGTCGGTTACACCCGTTACTACTTGAATATTAGTATTATCTGCATGAAAAAACGCCGTTGGAGCGTCTAAAGTAAGACCAGTTGTTCCATCAACATATTCTACTTTTCGTACTTCAGAAGCTCTGCTAGTCCCACTACCACTAACTTCGGGACCTATTTGGATAAATTCGCCAGCTGTAATACCAGATAAATTATCTACAGTAAGCGTTCTTGTGCCAGCGGCTACACCTGCAGAACTGTTAATGAGAGCTGTTCCAGTACCGTCTGTTACCGCACTAGCTAATTCTGGATATCCCCCTTGGGCAGCTTCAACGCCAAAAGTTAGTTGCGTTTGGTCCGCTCGATATATTGCCATATTTCCTCCTCAAGTGAAAAAGAACATTTGCGTTCTTTATATTATACTCATTTTTCTTAAGTTTCTGCTACGATATTTGTATTTACTACAAATACTTCTACCATTCCTGACCACACGTTTAAATCATCCCCTATGGTCTCATTAAACATTGAAAATTGAAGTCTTTGAAAATTAGTCATACTATGAACTCGTGAATGGCAAATGCGTCGAACTTCTGCCATTAAATCATAAAGTCTTTGCCTACTATTTTTAGTTGTTAACTCTAAAATCACCGAATAACGTCTATCAACATATTTCCAATTTCCTAAAGGGGTTTCATCAAGTGTAGGACTGCCAGGTTGTCCTACTAAATAATCAGAATTATTTAAATCCATTCGCATAGTAGTAGTTTGTCCGCCGTTATACTCAATTAACGTAGGTTTTGTTACATTTGATGCATTCCACTGCGAATTTAATTCACTAAGTACATCTGAAACTGGTAATGGTTCTGGCATGTATTACCTCTAAAATATTTCAAAAGCTTTTAAGCTTTCTAATTGAGTCTCAATTTCGTACTTCCACGCGTCCATTCGTTGAGATAGTGTAACTCTATCCATGCCACTTACTACCATGCCTCCAAAATCTGCGTTCTTAGTAATTTCTATAGCTACTAATTTTTTGCATGATTCGTGGACAACTCCACTTTCACGTACATCTGTATGTAAATCCCTACCGTTTAGATAAGTAACCTTAATGGGCATGGTAAATTCACCCCCGCCCCATCTCCATATAGGAGCGTTATAAGACTGGAATCTAGCTGGTAATAGGAAATACCTAGAAAAATGTAAGGTGCCTGTATCGGGTACTAAGAAAAAGTCTTGTTTTCGTCCTTGTGTTTTAGTGTCCCAAGAAGAGCCATTCCAAATTTTAAAATCAATAATTTTATAAGGGTCGGGTCTGTCTAATTTAAAACCACTTAAATTAAATTCATGCATTTCACCGTAAACAATATTCGGTCTCCATGATTTTCTAGTGGTAAAATCAATGTAAGATTGGGCACTGTTAATTAAACCTTCTACTTGCTCTTTAGTTGGATAAGTAGAGGTAGTAAAATCCGTTCCCCCTAATACGCCTCCCATTTGTAATAACTCATAAATGTCTTTAGTTGTGCAATAAGCTGCGACTGGACGCATTTGTATACGCTTAAACGTAGGGTTTTGTGTTACAGAAGTAGGACTTGAAATTCGTATCCAATATTTTGTAGTGCTGTTTATAGCT